GCGGTGAGATCACGCTCCTCGGACTGGACGTGGCGGACTACACCGACTTCCTCGTGTTCCTCAAGGAGCGCGAAGAGAACGGCGAGGACGCGCTGTTCCGGCGCGAGGCGACGTTCCGCACGCCCGCCCAGATGGCGGCGTTCGAGCGCGACCTCTACCAGGAGTGGCGTGACATGAAGGATGTCGCGTCGCATCCCGAGCGGGCGTACCCGAACCCGACCTCCATGAACTGCCAGTCGTGCGGCGTGCGATCCATCTGCACGACGATGCAAGACGACGGCGACGTGGCCGCGATCATCAGAGCGGGCTTTGTAATTGCGGACCCTAGACGGTGAACTACGTTGATCCAAGACGCTGAAGAGCGTGTATGATTGGCACCCACAGAGAGGAGACCAATGACAAGAGACGAACTCGTGAAGCTCATCACAGACGCGCTGGACGCGGCTAGGCAAGACAGCCCCGACTTGGTCTATGGCCAGTTCGAGGAAGATGACAAGCAAGTCGTCGGCGTAACCGCGCCCGACGGCAGCGAGTTCTTCATTGAGGTTCAGGACGCGTGACCTCCGAGAATATCGGCAAGGCAATCGGGACAGCGTTGGCGGTCCTTCTGCTTCTAGCAGTCGTGGCGATCGTCGTGATCTTGGTGGCCGGCGCCATTGACTCGCTCAGATCGGCGTTCAGAGTATGAGCCCCGCCGACACCTCTGGCCTCGCGGTCCGTCGCAAGATCGAGCCGCACAGGCCCGACGAGATGGCGTTCGCGAAGGTCCTCATCCACAGCCCCGCGGGCCACGGGAAGACGCGGCTGCTCGCGACAGCGAACGACGATCCGCGCACCTTCCCGATGGCGTTCCTCAACTTCGAGGGCGGCACCGACTCGCTCATCGGCTTGGACATCGACGTGTTCGACATCAAGACCAAGTCCGACTACGATGATGTGTACCGCGAGCTCAAGAACCCGAAGTCGCCGTACAAGTCCGTCGGCGTCGACTCGATCACGGAGACTCAGATCTCGTTCCTGCTCGAGCTGCTCGAGAAGGACACCATCAACCGCGCCGACCCGGACCTGCTCGCTCAGCAGGACTGGGGACTCGTCCTCGTGCAGATGCGGCGCATCATCCGGCAGTTCGTGAAGACCCTGCCGATGCACGTGTTCATGACGGCCCTCTCGAAGGATGACGTGGTAGCGCGCGTTGGCTCCGTGAAGTCGCCGTCGATGCAGGGCCAGTTCGCGCACGAGCTGCCCGGCATCCCCAACGTCGTGGCGTACCTCGCGCTCGAGGACAACCCCGGCACCGGAGAAGTGGATCGCATCCTGCTCCTCCACGACTACCCCAAGTTCAGCGTGAAGGTGCGCGCGCCGGTCGGGCTCGTAGTCCCGTCCGAGATCTACAACCCGACCGTGACATCCCTCTTGGATGCGCTCGGCTACAAGTCGGAGTAAGGAGGCTCATGCAGATCCCTGTCAACTTGGGCGATGTCGCCCTGTTCGAGTCGATCCCCGTCGGCACGTACCTCGGGCAGATCGACAAGATGGTCTACCAGGAAGCCAAGGAGGCCGGCAAGTTCGCCTCGGTCCGCGTGACCTACGCGGTCATCGAGGACGGGCCCGAGCTCGGCCGCAAGCAGAGCGAGTTCCTCTCGTTCAGCCCGAAGGCGCTCTGGCGCATGAAGCGCTGGTTCGCCAAGTTCGGCCTCGCCGACCTCCCGACGTTCGACGTTGACGAGGCCACGCTCGACATCCTCGAGCCGGACCTGATCGGCATCCAGGTCATCTTCAAGCAGTCGATGGACGGCGAGCGGTCGCGCACGGAGCTCATCTCCGTCGATGACGACACCGTCGACACCGCTCCTGCGCCCGCTCCGAAGCTTGCTCCCAAGCCGGCTGCGAAGCCCGCGCCCCTCGCTCGCCGCGCTCCCGCTCCGGCTCCGATCGAGGCTGAAGCAGAGGAGGAAGAGCCAGCCGAGGAAGAGGCTGAAGAAGCACCAGCCCCGACTCCTGCTCCTCGGCGCGTCGCTGCTCCCGCGGCGGCAGTCGCCGCTCGCCCTGTTCCGCAGCGTCGGACGCTTCGCTAGCATTCCCCAGCGGGTCGCCGGAGGCACGACCGGCGACCCGCACCCCTTGATCCTGGAGGACCTACCTGATGCTCATCGCCCTGGTAACGGACGCCCCTCGCCCGGGCGCTCGAGTCACCCGCGAGTACACCCAGCGCGTGGTGAACGCCGTCGCCGCGATGACCGGACAGAACGTCATCACGGTCGAGGTACCCGCCGTCACGGAAGCCCAGCCAGGCGGGAAGCAGCCGCCCCTCGCGAAGCTCCGCGCTGCTCACAAAGACCTCCTCGAGCGCCTCACTGACCTCGCGCCAGACGCCGTCGTGTCTCTCGGGGGAGCGGCGCTCAACGCGCTGAACCCCGACAAGAAGTCGATCGTCCTGAAGAACGAGCACGGGCGCATGCGCTGGATCGACACGCACACGGACGACCACCACGGCCTGCTAATCCCGTGGGTCCCGACGGTCGCGGCGTTCCAGGTCGTGAAGTCGAGCGACCTGCACCGCGACTTCGCCGCTGTCATCTACAAGGCCGTCACTCAGCACGCGCCTCTGACAGAGACCGAGATCGAGGTCGTCATCCCGACCACTGCAGCCGAGTTCAGCGATGCGCTCCACGCGCTCGAGGCCGCGACCGTCGTCGGCGTAGACGTGGAGACAACGGGTCTCTCGGCGTGGCGCGACGGCCTCCTCGCGGCGGGCATAGGCGCGGTGAACGAGGACGGCTCGTACGGGTACGCCGTAGTCCTGACTCAGGAGATGCTCTCGCAGGACGAGGTGCAGGACATCCTGTGGGACGCCGTGTGGCGACGATCGCGCAGGTCCGTCGGCCACAACTTCAAGTTCGACATGCAGTTCATGCAGCCGCTGATCGACTGGGCGCCGCGCGAGGCCCTCCTCGGTGACACGATGCTCCTCGGCCACCTGATCGATGAACGGCCGACGCGTCCTACATCGCGCGCTCGAGGCAGCGGCCTGAAGGATCACGTGGCTCAGCGCTACGACCTGCAGTACGGCTTCTCGTTTGACGAGCAGTTCTACCAGCTCGAGGGCGAGGAGCGCGCCGCCGCTCTCCAGGACATGTACGTGTACCTCGGGAAGGACGTGGTCTACACCGCGCGGCTGTGGCACGACCTCGTCCGCGAGGCAGACGCTGAGTCCCCGCGCATCCTGGAGGCGCACGACCGGCTGCTCGCCAAGGCTAGCGTCGCCATCGCCAAGTGCGAGCTCGCTGGGGCACCCGTCGACACCGCGTGGATCGCCGCGACGCTCGCCACCATCGAGGATCGCATCGCCCGTCGAACGACCGCGCTCGTGTACTCGATCTCGCGCCTCGCCCTGACCCACGACGTGACCAATATCCTCGCGCCGGCGCAGGTCGCGGACGTGATGTACGACGGCTGGGGGATGACCCCGGACATCCGAAAGCACGGGCAGGTAGTCAACGGTGACCGCTCGACCGACGAGGATCACATCGAGGCGGCGGTCGCCAAGTACATCAGGAGCGCCGACCCCGTGATGCGACAACGCGCGCGCTGGCTGCGGTCGCTCGTGAAGCTACGGAAGGACACGAAGGTCAAGACGACCTACGAGAAGAGCATCCTCGGCAGGATGGATGACGACGGACGCGTGCGCGCGTCGTTCCTGCTCCACGGGACCTCTACGGGCCGTCTCTCGTCGCGAGAGCCGAACCTCCAGAACATCCCCGCCGTCGGCAGGATCGGGTCCGACCTGAAGCTCCCGATGCGTCGCGCGTTCCGCCCCAAGGACGGCCGCCTCTGGGTCGAGGTCGACTACTCGCAGCTCGAGCTCCGTGTCGCGGCCGGGATCTCGCAGGACGAGGCCTTCACGGAGGTCTTCCGCGGAGGACACGACGTCCACCTCGAGATCGCGTCCAGCATCTTCTCCAAGGAGCCTGAGAACATCGCCAAGGCCGAGCGCTTCCTCGCCAAGTCCGTGTCGTTCGGCGTCCTCTACGGCAGGACTGCGAAAGCGATCGCGGGCGGCGCCGAGATGGACTACGCCGTGCGCGAGCTCGGGATGACCCGGTGGACTGAGGAGCAAGCGCAGGCGTTCATCAGGAAGTTCCTGCGATCGTACCCGCAGCTCGACGCGTGGATCGAGCAGACGCACGCGACCGCTCCTGCCGCCGGCTACGTCGAGAGCCCGTTCGGTCGACGGCGCCGCTTCCCGCTGATGCCGCAGAACCGCTCCGAACTCGGGAGCATCCAGCGACAGGCCGTCAACACGCCGATCCAGTCGGCCGCGTCCGACATCTGCTTGTCCTCCCTCATCGTGATCCAGCAGCGCATCGAGGACGAGGGGCTCGACGCGCAAGTCCTCTTCCCGGTCCACGACTCGATCTGCATCGAAGTCGACGCGGGACAGGTCGACCGACTTGAGGTACTATGTCGGTCCGTAATGGAGAAGCCGTTCATGGGCGTGCCGCTGACAGTCGACTTCGAGTTCGGCCCCACCTGGGCTGACGTTCACGACCTCGCGACTTGGGAGAAGATGGCGGCCGCCGAGTGACGGCACCCATCCACGACTTCGACTGGTTCGCCTCGCGCATCGAGGTAGCCAGATGGAACAGCGAGACGAGAGGATCGCGTGACGTTCACGCCGCCTGCCCGGTGTGCGGCGGCTCAGACCCGCTCCACGTGACCGAGAAGAACGGCAAGGCGCTGGTCCAGTGCTTCAGCTGCGATGCCAAGTACCAGGCGGTCGTGGACGCGCTCGAGGACGCTCCCGAGAAGTCCGAGGAAGTAGTCGCTCAACCAGTTGTTCGAAAGCGACGAACTGCAGCCCTAGTATCCGCTAGCGAACAACCGGAACAGGCGGTGGCGCGTGTCGATGACCCGCTCGATTGGTACGCGTCCTACTGCGGCGTCTCGCTAGAGTGGCTCAAGGCGAACATCCCCGTGCGCGCGACGCCCGACGGCTGGGTGGCCCACACGTACTCGCCGTCGAGGGTCACGAAGGACCGACAGCCGAACTCGAGCGCGCGTCGCTGGACGCCCGCGCACTCCGTCACCCCGCGGCTCTGGCCGAGCCCCGAGGCGGAGATGCCCGAAGAGATCTGGCTCACCGAGGGCGAGAGCGACTGCATCGTGCTGCGCGCCGCGGGGTTGCCTGCCTACACCGCGGGGAGCGCCTCGCAGCCGCTCGACGCTGACCTCATGAGAGGCCTCGTGCGTCGAGGCGTGCAGCGCGTCGTGGTCGCGTATGACTCCGACAAGGCGGGCGTCAAGGCGCGCGAGGAGACGCTAGAGGCGGCGCGAGACGCGGGGGTCGGCGCGTCCGTCGCCTCACTCGGCGACCCCTTGCTCGGGGCGTACAAGGACTGGCGCGACCGCTGGCTCGAGGGGGAGCGCGAGGCGCCGGAGACGGACGCCCAGGCCGGTATGGAGAACGTCTACCGCCTGGACGAGGTGGAGTCAGTCGAGGAGGAGCCGCTCCTGCTGGGACGACTGCACGCGACAGACCACACGATCCTCTTCGGGGACGGCGGCACTGGCAAGGGCGTGATCGCCGCGTGGTGGGCCGCGCAGCTCACGAGGGAGCTCAAGTACCGCGTGCTCGTGGTCGACTACGAGGCGCACGCCATGCACGAGTGGCGACCGCGCGTCGCCCGCTTCGGCGGGGACCTCGAGCGCGTCTGGATCTGGCAGCCGATCGAGCCGATCTGGGACATCGCGATGGCCATCCACGCGCTGGTAGCGGAACTCGAGATCGACTACGTGATCGTGGACTCGGCCACGTACGCCTGCCTCGGCGAGGAGGTCGAGAAGTCGGTCACCGCCGTGAAGTACTCACGCGCGATCGCGCAGATCAAGTCGCCGCTCCTCACCATCGCGCACGTCACCAAGGCAGACGCGGACAGCGCCAAGCACCCGTTCGGCTCCATCTTCTGGAGCAACGGCGCGCGCCTGACCGTCTTCGTCGCGGCCGACTCGGACACGACTCGCCTGGTCGAGACTCGCAAGGCCAACCAGGGCCAGAACTACAAGGTTCAGGTCGACTGGAGTTGGGTAGCCAACGGGCTTCCAGACCACCTCGAGGAGGGCGCCGTGAAGGGCGGGAAGAAGTTCGACCGCGTGCTCGTCGCGCTGAAGGAGCTCGGCCATGCCACGCTGGACGAGGTCTGGCAGCAGGTCAATGACGGGTACGAGGAGGACGAGCAGATCGGGAAGCAGGTCGTGAGCAACTCGCTCAGGAAGCTCAAGGCGGCAGGCGCCGCCGCGCTGACCGAGGAGGGCGAGTGGGTGTTCCAGGAGGAGGCTACGCCGACGTCTGTGCGAAAGATCAGGCGATAGAAACTCCGCGCGGAAATGTTGGACATTCGCTGTGCCATGGTGTAGATTGCCGCTGTCAACCTCGACAACCACGCTGAAAGGGAAACTTCGATGATGCAGAAGCCGGGAAAGTTCAACGAAGTAACGAACCCCGGTACCGCGATCTGCGTGATCTGCGGACGTCGCCGCCAAGCAGCGAACATGGAACGCCGCCACTCGGGCAACGACATCTGCCGCGACTGCTACGACATGGCAGGCGACGAGAACGCTGTGATGGATGGCCTGATGACAGAAGACGAGTTCTTCACCCGGTATGGCAAGCACAGCGAAGACTTCTCCTAAACTTCCTCAGGAAAGTCCGACAGAAATGTTGGACTTTTCCTCGCGTTCCGCGAGTTCTTCCCCTCGACGAAGTCGGCGCACCAGCGTTCGAGCGCGTTCGGGCAGAGTCACGGGAGAGCGGCGGGCGATCGCGCAGACATCGGCAACGTCCGCGTCGATGCGGGCAGCAAGCAACTGACGGGAGGTCACTGATGTCCCCAGACGAAGTCACGAAGACGCTCGAGGCTCGATACGCCAGCGCCGATGCTGATGCGAAGTTGCCGTTCAAGGATCGTCGCATGGGGGCCGACTTCAGGCGCGGGTACCTGCAGGCGACGCACGGCGCGATCGCTCTCCTCGAGAAGATGGTCGCGCCTACGCCACCGAGCGGCACGCAGCCAGACGGGCATACGGTCGTCCACGTGGGCTCGTGCGAGGCGTGCTACGGTCCCGGAGGATACCGGCAGACGGAGTGGCGCTGCATGTTCTGCATCCCGTCTACAGTCCTCGCGAGCAAGTTCGAGTACGAGACCCACGTCCGCAAGTTCCACAGCGAGGAGGTCGAGGGTTGAACTTCAAGCGGCGGAAGAAGCGAGACCGCCTCACGGGAGACATCGACAGCCACGAGTGGCGTAGGGCCGCGCGCGATCGTCGCGTGGCGAAGCAGCCGCAGGTGCACGAGGTCTACGACCCAACACCTCTCTACGACGCCTTTGAATACGACTACGTCATCGCCGAGCCGTGGTATGGCTGGGATGACACAGAAGCGCTCGAGCTCATCGAGCGCGCCTCGTGGTATGACAGTTGGGGGAACGAAGACTGATGATAACCTTGCAAGAAGCTTGGACAGCCAACCCGTTGCTCGTAGTCATCCCGTTCATCGGAACTGCACTCTGGATCTGGATTGCCCTCGTGATTGACCCTTACGACACCCACGGAAGGCGACTTCGATGAAGATCCTGATGACAGGGATGACCTCGAGGGGTATCGGCAGCCAGAAGCTAAAGCACGACTACGTGGCGCTGAGCGACATCCTCGCCAGGTCCCTAGTCGAGCTCGGGCACACCGTGGACATCGGCAGGGTAGACCCGCGCGAGGACCTGGACGAGTACGACGCTGCCCTCGTGCTAGTCTACTGGGTGTCCTCGCTGAGCTCCCACTACGTGCACGAGGCGTCCCTCGCCCTCTCGAAGCTGGGCAAGCGAGCCGCCGTCTACGTGGACGACTGGCGAGCCCAGACCCTCGCTGACGACTACTACAACCACGTCGAGAAGCCCATAGGGTGGTCGCGTCACCGCGATCGCTTCCGCAAGAACCTGTGGGATCAGCTGACTCCGGAGGAGGTCGAGCTCGGCAGGGAGGCGCTCCTCTCGATGACGCGCCCGGACCCCGCATTCAGGATGCTCGTGCCGCTCCACCCGTGGGGAGACGAGGCGCTCTTTCATCAGAGCACGATCCGTCAGCTCACGACGAGGATCACGCCCATCGACCCCACGCCGATGGTCCCGCTGCCCGCGATCTCCCGCAGGCGTCCCGAGGAGCGCGACCGCAGATGGGTGCTGGCGAGCATCCAAGAGCACGACAAGTGGCTGCGAGACCTAAAGCCAGAGTGGCCCGTCCTGCAGTTGGGCGGTGCCAAGAAGCTCGGCGGGGGAGTCAACCCAGGCAGAGCGGAGATGGGCAAGGTTGTCCCCGAGGCACAGGTCGTGCAGGCGTACGCCGACTCCTGGGGGATGCTCGTCCCGCCCTACGCGTCCTCCGGGAGCGGGTGGTGGCGTCCTCGCTACACGTTCGCGGCGCATGCAGAGGCCGTCGTGCTCGCAGCGCCAGCTGACGCGGCTCGCCTAGGCGACCCGTTCCTCTACTCGCTAGACGAGGTCGAGCGCATGGAGGCGTCTTCCCTAGACGCCGTAGCCGCGTGGCAGAAGGCACAGCACGACGCCCTCGCGTGGAGCAAAGAGCGCTTGCTAGAGACGCTCCAAGAGGTAGTCTCGGAGAGGGCCGCCTCCGGCAGGACGACCTCCTAGCGTGCGTGCTCCCTCCCCTCTCCTGCCCCTCCGGCATGGTTATGCAATTGGTTATGCACGCGGTTATGCGAAGTTATGGAGCATGCCTGCATTGCATAACCTACCTACCCCTACTTGTAGGGTAGGTTATGCATTGCTGCTCTGGCAGGTGGGAGGTTATGCAGGACGGTTATGCACGTACCCCTCTAGCACGCCTCCTAGGGGCGTCCTCCTAGAGACAGCACACGCACACGAGCACACACCACGTACGTACACGAGTCCGCTCTCTCTCGCTGCCTCTCCCTCCGCTCCGCTCGCCCTCCGCGTGGTAGAGTACTGCATGCACGAGAGCGAGACAGACTGCGAGACGCGGGACGTACCTTCCGTTGGGGCGCCAACGTGGACGACTGCGGACTTTTTGGTCATTTGCGCGCCGGCCGGGTTCTGCGCGTCGGCGCCTCCGATCGCCGGGCCGGCCCCGCTAGCTCACGCCGAGAGAGGCCACGGGCGCGCGAGGGCGCGCGCGAGCGCCGGCGGCGCGGGAACGACGCGACACGGCGCGACGGGAGGCTCACGATGTCTGTAGGCGCGACCTGCACGGTCTGCAACCACGCCAACGCGACGGCCATCAACGCCGCGCTCGCCAGCGGGCAGATGTCCCAGCGTCGGATCGCCGACCAGTTCGGGTTGAAGCACGACGCTGTCAGGCGGCACGTCATCAACCGCCACCCCGGGGTGATCGTCGCGTCCGACACGCCGGCGCTGCCGCCTCTCGAGGAGGGGGCGTCGCCGCGCGAGAAGCTCGAGCGACTCATCGCTCAGCTCGAGGCGCAGATGACCGGGGGCAACGCCCGGGTGGACGTGTCGCGCGAGCTCAGGCTGGCGTACGGCGACCTCGAGAAGATGAGCGGAGGCGCGTCGCCGATACCGACCAGCTACCGAGACCTCGAGGGCTGGGCCGAGTACGAGGCCGCGGTGTTCGCGGCGCTCGAGCCCTTCCCCGAGGCGCAGGCGGCGCTCGCCGCCGCGCTGAAGGCGCTGGACCCGGGAGAGGCGTGACGCCCCGCCAGCGCGGGCGATCGCGCGGCACGCCTGGGCTCAGGCAGGGCGGCCACGGGCTGACCGCTGCCGAGATCGAGGCGATGCTCGAGCGGCAGGGCAGGGTCTGCCTCATCTGCGGCCTCGACCGCAGCACGGGGTGGGTCATCGATCACGACCACGAGCTCGCTCGGCTCCACCCGCACGCTGTCAACGTCGGCTGTCGCGCCTGCGTGCGCGGCGTCCTCTGCCGGAACTGCAACACCAACCTCGGCTGGTTCGAGCAGCGGGCCGCGCGGATCCTGGCATACATCGAGCTCGGGAAGCGGCGACCCTCGTGAGCCAGGCGTCGCGACTCCTCAACCCGCGCCTGCGCGACATAGACTCGGTCGACCTGTTCGAGCGAGCCAACGGCTTCGCCCCGACCGAGTGGCAGGTGCCGTACCTCCGCGAGACGCGGAACACGATCCTCCTGAAGGGTCGGCAGATCGGCGCGTCCACGTGCGCCGGCACCATCGCCTGCCGCGTGGCGATCCACAGGCCGGGCTCGCTGTCCGCCATCATCTCGCCGAGCCAGAACCAGTCGAAGGAAGTGAAGCTCAGGGCGAAGACCAACCTCGAGCGGCTCGGCTACCGCCTGGTCCTCGACTCCGCGTCCGTAGTCAGCCTCGAGAACGGGTCGCGCATCATCAGCCTCCCGGGCAGCTCGAAGTCCGCGCGCGGGTGGTCGGCAGACATCCTGGTCATAGACGAGGCGGCGTTCATCGACCCCGACACCTTCACAGCCGTCCGCGCTACGGTCGCGGCCACGCACGGACGGGTCATCATCCAGTCGACTCCGGCCGGGCCGTACGGGATCTTCCACGACCTGTTCGAGTCGACCGAGGACGGCTGGGCGAGGTACGGTCCGATCTCGAGCGAGGACGTCCCGTCCGTAGACCAGGAGTTCCTCGCCCACGAGAAGGCGAACATGACCACGGACGAGTACAAGCAGGAGTACCTCGGGAAGTTCGCGCGCCCCGGCGCCGGCCTCGTGGACCCCGCCCGCCTCGCTCAGCTCACGGACGAGCGGTCGGCCGATGCTGACTCCGTCTGGTCGAAGGTGCGGAAGAACCTGGAGGAGCAGAGATGAGGATACGCTTCGGAGCCGCGATGCCCTCGAAGGGCGGCAGGACCGCCGTCGTCGGCGTCGAGGTCAGAGACGCCCGCGACCCGAGCGGCAGGCTCGTCCACCAGTTCACGGTGGGAGCCATCGAGCGAGTCACGCCGTTCACGGTAGAGGCGGCGCGCGATCGCGTCGTCTCGATGATGACGTCGGTCGCTGACACGAGGCCGTGCGCGATCGTGGACGTGGGCACGCCGCAGGGCATGGCTCTCCGCCAGGCGCTCGTCGGCGCGTACTCGCGCGACCTCCACAAGCCGCACGCCTACCTCGGCGGGACGGCGCGGAACTTCCTCTTCAGCGCGTTCCTCCAGGCGTACGCCGACGGCCGGGTCAGGTTCGAGCCGGGGCTCCAGTACCGCGCCGACCTCGACCGCGCCCTCGTCTTCTACCTCGGCGGCGGAGTTCGCAAGGACGGGTTCGACCTCGAGTCCGAGGACGAGGCGCTCGTGGTCGCCCTCGGCCTGGCGATGTTCTGGCCTCGTCACGGCGCTCAGGCGCGACAGTTCGTCCCCGCGAAGACATTGGACACCGTCGCAGCGAAGGCGTAGATTGTCTGCGGTCGAACTCGACCGGGACTCGAAAGGGAAACTCCGATGCTGAAGGCCGTCTGGATCGCGTTCGCGGCAGGTAACCTGGCCGACGCGCTGACGTTCGCGCGGATGTCCGCCGCCACCGTCGCCGACCAGGAGATGAACGCCCTCGCTCGCGCGCTGGGCTCTGGCTTCCTGCCAGGGCTCGTCTGCAAGGGAGGTCTCGTTCTCCTCATGCTCGCGCTGTCGGCGTACCTCGCTCGCCTCGACGCTCCGCGATGGGTCTTCCCCGCCGTCCTCCTCGTATTCGCTGCGGGCGGCTTCTACGGGGCGTATACCAACGTCGCGTACGGCTGGTCATGAGCATCAGGATGGCTCACGGCACCGCGGACGAGATGGCGGACAACATCGTGAAGGCTCTCAACGGGAAGTCAGACCTGGTGCTCAACGAGCCGCTCACGGCGATCGGGTCGGCGTGTATCATCCTCGTCGGCCCTCACGCGGACGACGGGTTCTGCTGGTGCCAGCCGAAGATGCTATTCTGCCGCGACTGTGGCCACAAGCATCCAGTCCATCGAGATGTCTCTCACTAAGAAAGGGAGCCGACACGTGCAGACGCCTAACAAGTACGCCCCCAAGAACGAAGATCCCTCGAACGAGGAACTGAACCACGTCGCGCCTGTGCGCGAGCCGGGGCGCGGCTGGTCCGGCCCCGCGCTCGACGCGCGCTCCCCGCTCGTCCGGTTCGTGTCGAAGCGCCCGCGCCTCGACCGCCGCGCGTTCGTGGCGATCATGCGCGGCGCTGCTACTCCGAGGCGGAGTCGACTCGAGCGCAGGTTCGCGCGTCGCGTGTTCCCGGACGGCACCCCGCTCTTGAACGCGCGCTTCTTCGCAGAGGCGCGGAAGCTGGTCTCGTGACGATCCACGCCGCCCACTGCTTCGTGCTCGGCCGGCTCACCTGCGGGTGGCCGGCCGAGCACGAAGACCCGACTACTCCTCCCGAGCACGAGCACGTGTTCGCCACGCGCCTCGTATGCGACGTCTGTGGGAAGCCTCTCTCGGAACTCGTATTCCCGGGCGTCGTCCGGGTCTCGAGAGAAGTCTTGGAAAGTCAACGCTAAAACATTGGACATCGGCATCGCGGTGTGTTAGGTTTACACAGTCAACAACGACACCGCGACGAAAGGGAAATTCCGATGACGACCAAGCTGGACACGACCTCGATCATCACCATCGAGCGTGATCCCGAGCAGGAAGCTCGCTGGACCGAACGCCGCGCGCTGGCCACTCAGGTCTCCGACCTCGAAGCCCAGCTCAAGGAGGCCTCCAAAGGCCTGAAGTGGTCGAAGGAGCACGTCGCCAGCGAGAAGGTCATCGCGAAGCGATCCGCTCGCGTCGCGTCGCTCGAGTTCGTCCTCGCGGACGCTCGCGGCAAGGTCGCCGCCCTCGACGCCATCGAGGAGATGGTCAAGGAAGCACGTGACAACCGCCGTCGCGACTTCCTCGCGCACATCGAGGACGCCGTTCGCGCGACGTTCGAGACCCCGCTCCTCGGCATCAGGATGAGCTCGCGCAGCCTGGAGATCCAGGTCCTCACGGGCGAGACGAAGACGATCGAGCGAGACGGGAAGACGATCACGTACAGCGTCGAGAAGTTTGCCTTCGATGCAGACATCTACTTCCCCGAACTCAAGTCGGTCGACTGGAAGCCGGACGCTTACACGGCGCGCTGGTCCGGCGCGACGGTCTCCTGGGGCTCGTTCGGCTCGATGGACCTCGTGACTGCTCGCGAGATCCAGAAGCTCCACGACCTCGCAATCGAGATTGCCGAGGCGGTCGAGGACTTCTTCGCCGAGAACATCAAGGAAGCGCAGATCCTCTTCTGATCCTCACGGCGTCCGGCTACACCGGGCGCAGCGAGCACCAGAAGGCGCTCACAGACGAAAGGGAAGATCCGATGGGCCACCCGCTAGCGATCGCTCCGAACCAGGTGCTCGAGCGCTGGCAGCGCGATCCGCGCCTGAGCGAGGTCGCGAAGCGCGCCGCGAAGAAGGAGCTCGACCGACGATCGCGCCTCGATGACGCCTGCTCGCGCGGCGCTGGATGCGCCGTCTTCGACTGCGAGAGGACGCACTGACATGCCGTTCGAGATGACCAAGATCGACTGGGTGGCTGCTCGGCGCAGGCGCGAGGTCGAGCACTTCTACTGCGGGCGTCGCTGGCGCGAACTGTCGAGCTTGCAGATGCTCAGGGTGGCGGCGCAGGCAGATCTCCGCTTCCAGCTCTCGGCTGTCGCCGTGATGCGGCGGTTCCTCGCCGCGCAGTCCGTCGTCGGAACTATCATCGACAAGGAGGCTTGACAATGGCCCGCGGAACCTGTCTCGACTGCGTTCGCAAGCACATCGCTCAGGCGGCGATCCTGATGGATGAGGCCGCGCTCGGATACCCTCATCACAGGTGGTTCGCGGCGGGCCACCTCGCCGAGGCGGAGAGCGAGAGTCGCGGGGAGTACCCCGGCCTCGCGCAGTTCATCCGCGTCGCGCGCATCGGCATCATGACGTCGGCACGGGAGCCGAACTTCGATGACCTCATCCTCCACGTCTGCCGGGTAGACGACCCGAACGGGCGAGACCTTCGCCAGGACCCGCAGAACTCGAAGACGTTCGCCGCCGTCCACTCGCATCGAGAGATGTCGGATCAGGACGAGGCGGCGGAGCAGGCGGAGATCGAGGCGTACGCTGTTGCCGGAGGGTTCAGCCACTAGGCTGATCCAAGACGCCTCCGGCGTGGTACTATCCATCCATCGGCCGGCGCCCGCAGGACCGCGGGCGGTGATGCAAGATCGGCTGGCGAGACGCCCGTAACTCGTCTAAACGCACTCGCTGAAAGGATCGCTCTCATTGCCGTACTTCGAGCACGACGAAGACCTCCCCGTCCTGGTCCAGGAGCTCCCCGAGGGCGAGCGCTGGGTGTACCGTCAGGTCTTCAATCAGATCTACCGGCGGTGGCGCGCCTACGGCCGGCACGACGAGGAGGCCTCCTACCTCGAGGCTGCTCGGCAGGCGGCGGAGGCCACCAAGATCCTCGAACGGCATCCCGTCGCAGGACGCGTCACGATCTCGAGGACGATCCACCGAGTGGTTCCTGAGCGAACCAGCCCTCAGGCCGAGATCTGGTGGGCGCAGTTCATGGAGCTGCACCCGGGGTGGAAGTTCCAGACCTGGCGAGACCCGCTCGACCCGCGCGTCTTCCCGATCACGTCGCCGTACTGGGAGCGCTGCGAGAACGGCGCTCAGCTGGCTGACCTGGTCAGGATGGAGGTCCTCCTCAAGTACGGAGGCTTCTACGTCGACTCGGACGTGCAGCCGCTGCGATCGTTCGAGCCGCTCGTCCGCCTCGGCGGAGTCGCCGCGTGGGAAGACGCGAAAGCGGTCCCGAACGCGGTCATGGGTTTCTCGGCCGGGCACCCCGCCCTCGCCGCAGTCCTTGACCTCTCCCTCGCGCGCGTACCCGGCCCGACCTGGTGGTCTGGAGTCGGCGCTTACACGGCGATCCTCCCGGCGCGCGCAGACGTCGAGCTGCTCAGCCCGATGACGTTCTATCCTGTGCACTACAAGGACCCGGACAGGGAGCGGAAGCTCGCGGAGGCAGACGCGGAACGATACCCGCTGAGCTTCTCCGTCCACCACTACGCGGGCAGCTGGCTCCGCAGGAAGGCATCGTGATGAAGGCAGTAGATGTCATGGGCTTCGCGGGGAGCATGGCCTGCGGAGTAGACCAGGCCGGCTTCGATGTCGTGGCGAAGCGCGAGCCGTCCGCGTTCGGCGGGTTCGGCGTCGAGTCGCTCACGTACAACATGCCCTGGGTCGAGCCGCAGGTCGCCGACCAGGCCGATTGGGACCTCCCCGCTGACAAGGACATCGACTTCGTGTACGGCTGCCCGCCGTGCTCCGGCTTCAGCGCCCTGAGCATCATCAACGCGAAGGTCCACAGCAACTCGAAGGCGACGCTCTACGGCGCAGACGCCGACATCAACGAGTGCATGGGCTGGTTCGTGGACTACGCGGCGCGCGTCAAGCCTCCCGTCGCCGTCTTCGAGTCCGTCGGCCCCGCCTTCACGGTCGGGCGCGAGTGGATGGAGACGCTCTTCTATCGCCTCCGCGAGAAGTCGGGCCTCGACTACCAGCTGACCCACGTCAACATGGACGCGGGCCTGGTCGGCGGAGACGTGACACGCAAGCGATACTTCTTCGTCGCCCACCTCCAGCCGTTCGGCGTCGGCCTCGACTTCGTCTCGCCGCGATCGTTCATGGAGACGGTCGGCGACCTCGGAGACACGGAGCAGGGCGACTACGACTGGGGCCACTTCACGGACCCGGGCGCGGGCGTCGCGCGCACGAAGCGCACCATCGAGTGGCTCGAGGCGCAGGGTCGCGAGTGGAGGCCCGGGACGAGGCTTCCAGACAACCTCGAGCAGGACGAGAGCGGGCGCGTGATCGAACCCGCGCCTGACTTCTGGTACAAGAGCCGCCCGACCAAGTCGAAGCGGTACGGCGACGAGAACGGGATGTCTGACATCTTCAGCCACTGGTTCTCGACCGACGCCTTCAGCCCGCTGCGGTGGCGGCCCGACAAGCCGTTCGGTGTCGTGGTCGCGGCGACCCTCTTTCGCGCCGTCCACCCGGTGCAGGCGCGCAACCTGACCTACCGCGAGGCCGCGCGGTTCATGTCACTGCCGGACACCTGGTCGATGCGCGTCCTCACGGAGAAGAACAAACCCGCGGAGATCGGGAAGGCCATCCCAGCGGCGAGCGCCAAGTGGATCGCGCACTGGGCTAAGATGTCCCTCGAGGGGACGCCCGGAGAGTACGCTGGCAGGGACACCGCCGACCCGCTCATCCGCGTGATCACGGTCAATAGCAAGGGCTCGGTCGCCGAGATCATGAAGGGGAACGACGCCGACGCGTTCTACGCGGACGGCGAGTACTCTGATCCCGACCCGAAGGTTTGGCTGATCGACCGCAAGTCCCGGCCCGCCCAGTGGTGGCAGCGGGATGACGAACTCGGGATCTTCTCGCGACCGGAAGCCTCGGCAGGCCGAAGCGTCTCCAAAACGCTTCGGGCAGGGTCGACACCTGCTCCGGTCGCCACTCAAGCGAGCGCCAAGGCTATTCCGGCGCGCTCCGCTAGCAAAGGCGCAGAACCAATCGCCCGCGTCCAGCCCGAGCAGGTAGTGGCTCTCTTGGAAGAACTCAACCTCTCCAAGGCGGACGCTGCCGCACGGCTCGGGGTATCCCCGTCGCGTATCAACGAGCTGGTCACCAATACCCGCCCGAACAGCTGGCTCAACGCGAGTCGCTGGGAAGAAGTCCAGGCGGCGCTGCGTGGCTGAGCTCCTAGTCCCTGGCAAGATCAGGGTCCTCGGTCAGACGTTCACCGTTCGCGTGATCGGGCGCGACGAGACGTTCTACAGGGGAGCGGACAAGGACGTGCTCGGCTACACCGACACGGCGCTCCAGAAGATCGAGCTCTTGGGACCCGACGAGATGTCCGCTGCGCAGGCAGCCGACACGCTGCTCCACGAGACGCTCCACGCGATGACGTCCCTCTTCCAGATCCTCCCAGACGCGAGCGAGACGGAGGAGGAGGCGATCATCAAGGCGCTCACTCCCGCGCTGATGCACACGCTGCGCGACAACCCGAAGCTGGTCGCCGCGATCCTCACAGACTTCGACTCGGACGAGCCCGCGCACGAGCACGTCGACTGATGGCGACGGACCGCACCGACTACGCGGACGCGTCGACCGAGTGGGCCTGTACCAGGAAGAAGGCGTACCCCGACGAGAAGATGGCGCGGAAGGTAGCCGGGAGGATGCGCGCCGAGAAGGGCGCGGACGTGGTCGTGTACGCCTGCACCCGGTGCGGCCGGTACCACATCGGGCGAGCGTCGCGTGGCTGACCGCCAGGCGTCCTCGCGCTTCTTCGTCCAGGACCGGCCGAAGGAGGCCTGGCACGTCGAGTCGGAGGACAACTGCGAGGTCATGCTCTGCTCGAAACAGATCAGCGTGGACAGTTACACGGCGCGGATCAGGACGTCCTGGCCGTCTCGGAAGTGCCCTGACTGCTGGATCGTGCTCGAGCAGGAGCGACTGGTCTCGAGGATGGGCCGACGATGACGCCGATGCATCCCCTGCGATCACCCGTGCCGGTGCGCACCGTGGTCCAGGTCGACTACGACGAGGACTTCAGCTGGGCAGTCGAGGAGTTCGACGGCCGAGCAGACGACGCCTACTGGGAGCACTTCGCTCGCCAGCAGTTCACCTGGGATCGTTTTTACGAGTGGTGGGTCGCCCGCCGCTGGCTCGTCCCGCGCGATGTCCGCAAGAGGTAGGATACCTGCATGAAGTACTTCCCCGAATACGACGCATACATCGCTGAAGGCGTGCGCGCCGGAACCAGCTGGACCCAGATAGCCGCCGGTATGTCCGAGAAGTTCGGCGTGAGAGTCGACGGCGACTCAGTAAGGAAGCGCGCCACGCGCCCGACCTTCGGCCTCGAGCAGGAGGTCACCGAGGAGGAGACTCCCGAGGATCGGTTCCGGGCGAAGGTCGACACTGAGAAGCAGCGCTCTGCTGACCGATCGCTCGCGCGCGAGATGGCCGCCGCTGTCAAGGCGAAGGCGCGCTGGGACGAGTTCCTCGACATCGTGTCGGGAGAACTCGCGTCTACTCCGCGACCCGACCTCGAGCAGCTCGTCATCCCCGTAGGGTCTGGCACTCCAGAGACCTTCACGCTGATGCTAGGGGACATCCACGTCGGGAAGCTCGTAGATCCGGGAGTCGTGGGTCAGGGCTTCGGCTACGGGGTACCCATCTTCCAGGAGCGCATCGCGCGCCTGAAGAACCGCATCCTCCGCCTCTTCACTCTCCACTCTCAGACGGCGAGGTTCGACCGGATCCGCATCTACTTCATGGGCGACGGGGTGGACGGAGTCGACATGCGCCGCGGGCACGCGCATCGCGTCGACACGCAGACAGCGACCCACCAGGTGCTCATCCTCGTGTACGCGATCGAGGCCATGATCCGCGAGCTCAGCGCCGCTCTCGGCATCCCCGTCGAGGTCGACTGGCGCTTCGGCAACCACGGTCGCGTCGGCGACTTCGGCGTGAACCTCCCCGCCGACAACTGGGACTTCATCGCCGGGCAGATGCTCGCGATCGCGCTTCGGGACATGACCGCGGACGGGCGAGCGAAGCTCAACGTCGACTCGCTCAAGTACTCGATCACGCAGCTCGGCCCGTACCGCGTCTACTCGTCCCACGGCGACGGTATCAAGGGCGGCGACGGGTTCGCGGGACTCCCGATCAACGGCCTCGCGCGGGCGCTCTCGAAGGACACCGGCCTCCACCTCCAGCTGTTCGATCTCTACCTCACCGCGCACTTTCACACGCCGCAGGACATCACCACTCAGACGGGTCGTATCATCATGAACGGCTGCTGGGACGGCGGCGACGACTACTCGGTCAACGGCATCAAGGCAGCGAGCGAGCCGGCGCAGATCGCCTTCGGCATCCACCCCGAGCGCGGGATGACCTGGCAGTCGCGCATCGCCCTCGCTCCGGCGCGTCGCGGCCCGACAGCGGTGTCCGACCTGTGACGGTCTGCAAGACCTGCGGGGTCGAGGTCGCCGAGGCGAGGAGCGGGAAGCTCGTCCACCTCGGCGCGATCCCGCGCGAGGTCGCGGAGCACGACATCGAGGTCGTTGAGGCGCTCGAGGACTTCGACGCGCGCGAGGCGCTGCGGTTTGAGCTCAAGGCAGCGATCGAGGAGATGATCGCCCACCACGGGACGCTCCACCCTCTCGCCGACTGCCGCTGGGCTGAGAAGCTCGCGACTCTCCTCGAGCTGTCGTAGTATCTGACCATGCCACTACCGATCGAGGACGTCACCTGGCCACCGGTCTCAATGATGGCCGTCTACTCGAAGATGGCCGAGTGGGCCGCCTGGTACTCCGGCGAGCCGTCCCGGATCATGGCCGTGTACGCGATGAACAACGCGACGGCGCAGATCAACCCCTGGTGGAGGTTCTGGACTCGCGCACGAGGAGGCGTGGACGGGGCGCAGCGCGCGCAGCTCCACGTCCCGGTCGCGGGCGACCTCGCATCCACTTCGGCGGCGCTGCTGTTCGGCGAGCCGTCGACTGTCCGCATCCGCGACGCGCGCCAGAGCTCCGAAGATCCGGAGCCGATCATGGACCCGGAGACGGGCGTCATGATGGACCCGATGACGGGCCAGCCAGCAGCCCCGGGGATGACCCCGTTCGGCGCGGCGATGGCGAAGGCGAAGGCGAAGCACCTGTCCGCCAAGACGATGACGCCGGAGCAGCAGGCCGAGGCGCGCCTCCTCCAGATCATCGAGGAGGGTGACGTCGACTCCCGCCTGGTCGAGGCTGCCGAGGGAGCGGCCGCGATCGGCGGCATCTACCTCTACCCCGTCTGGGACAAGGACCTCCGCCCGTTCCCGCTCCTCGGGATCGCGCAGTCCGATATGGCCGTCCCCGAGTTCCGCCACGGCATACTCGTCGCGGTCACCTTCCACAGGACCGTGTCGACCGAGGGTAATCGCGTGCTGCGGCACCTCGAACGCCACGAGATGGAGGGCACCGGCGCGCAGCGCCGCTGCGTCATCTACAACGGCATCTTCCAGGGCACCGAGGATCGTCTCGGGATCGAGATGGGGCTCGGCGTCGGGGACAACCTCACGGGCGTATCCCTCGAACCTAAGATCGTCACCCCGTTCGACACCCTCGACGTGGAGTACGTCCCGAACATCAGGCCCAACCGCCTGTGGCGGGCGTCGGGGTTCGGCGTCGCGGACATCCAGGGGAGCGAGACGCTGCTGGACGCGCTGGATGAGACCTACGCCTCGTGGATGCGCGATGTCAGGCTCGCAAAGGCGCGCATCCTCGTGCCGCGCGAGTACCTCCGCAACGACACCAACGACGATCAGGCTCCCGCGTTCGACCTCGATCAGGAGGTCTACGTCGGGATGGACATGGAGCCAGGCCTGTCGCAGGACGCGCGCGCGATGTTCGCGCACCAGTTCCAGATCAGGTACAAGGAGCACCAGGAGACGGCGCACGACCTCATCGACAGGATCGTCTCCAACGCGGGTTACACCCCGTCCACGATCGGCTCCTTCGGCGACAAGGTCACCGGCACCGGCACCGCGCTGAGGATCAGCGAGCACAAGACGCTCCTCACCCTCCGTCGCAAGTCCGGCTGGTGGAGGACCGCGTACGCCAACACGCTGTACAGGATGGCGATCATCGACAAGGAGGTCTTCGGTCAGACGACCCCCGTGATCCGCCCGACCGTCGTGCTCTCCAACTCGATCATCGACAACCCGCTCGAGCTCGCGCAGACGGCGCTCGCGCTCAAGACCGCCGAGGCGGCCAGCATCGAGACGCGCGTCCGCATCGTCAACCCGGACTGGAGCGAGACCGAGATAGACGCCGAAGTGGATCGCATCAAGGACGAGGGCGCCGCTTCGGCCCCGTCGGTGATCGGGAAGCCGACCACGCCGGGCCAGCTCGGGGCGGACCATACCGACATGGCCTCGATGCACAACCTGCCGACCACGAAGCAGACGAAGACGCCGCCCGCGAACGACGCGCCCGCGTCGCCCCCGCTCGCTCCCCAGGCAGACTCCTAGGAGGAACAGATGAGCAACAACCCGAACGGCTACAACCAGTACAAGGGCGGCGGCGGCGCCGGGAGCGGGAAAGACTCACAGCACGCGGCTATCACTAGCAGCGACGGGCGCATCGGCTTCGGAGTTCAGGGAGGAAGGACTCCTGCTAATGTGAAGTCTGGCCCCCGCGCCGACCCGCACGTCAACAACCCGAGCGGGAAGGCGGGCCAGTCGAAGGCCAGTCCAGCGCTTGTTCGCGCTAGGGCGGTCGTTGCTCTGAACAACAGGCCCATGGGGCCCAAGACGGGTCGTGGTATCTCAGGGACCCGTCCGTATAGTACTGGCAGGCCGTAGCGACCTAATTCTCGCGCGCAAACGGGCCCCGGAGCGATCCGGGGCCTCTTTCTATTTCGACATCATGTCGTGAACGTGATACGGTCCGCATTACACCACGGCAGTGGTCAACCCCGTAAGGAGAAGAGATGCCGGAAGCAACCACCCCGCCTGCGAACGGCTCGACAGGCACCCCCGCGGACGCGGGAACAGCGACAGGAGTCGCGGCCGGGAAGCCCGAGCGGACGTTCACCCAGACCGAACTCGACGCGATCCTCGAGGCGCGACTCAAGCGAGCCGTCCCCGCGGACTACGAGGAGCTCAAGGCTCTGAAGACGGCGGCCGACACGGCGAAGGAGACGGAGAAGACTGAGATCCAGCGGATCAAGGACGAGCTGGAAAAGGAGCGCAACGGTCGCAAGACAGACGCTGCTTCGGTCAACGACGCCTACAAGAAACTGGCCATCGTGACGGCAGCGACCGCCGCGAAGGCAGTCGACCCGGACGTCATCGTCGCGCTCCTCGCGAGCGACGACACCATCCTGGTGGACAAGAACCACGGGGTCTCCGGGGCGAAGGAGGCGGTCGCCGCTCTCCTGGCCGCGAAGCCGTACCTGGCAGGAAGCCAAGCGCTCCCTGGCAAGGCCGGCGGGGAGTTCGGGGGCGCCGACCAGAAGACGATCGCGGAGCAGATCAGGCAACTCGAGACGGACGCCGCTTCGGCGACCGATGTCCGGGTCCGCCAGACGAAGCTCTCCGAGGCTCGCGACCTCAAGATGCGCCAGCAGATTACTGGCACGGCACGAACCTGAGCCTCTAGGGGCCGGGTTCACCAGCAGTAAGGAGTCTAATGCCCGGCATCACCGGAATGGGCACGTCGTTCGACCTGCCCAACTACGTCGGGGACCTGTTCAACATCTCCCCGGAAGACACCCCGCTCCTGTCCGCCATCGGCGGGCTCACCGGCGGGCGTCCCGCCTACGACAAGCGCTTCGAGTGGGAGTTCTACGACCTCCGTGACGCTGACGCTGAGCGCCAGCACGTGGAGGGCGACGACGCCCCAGTCGCTGCGCAGCGCGTCCGCTTCAACGCTCACAACGTGGTCGAGATCCACCAGGAAGCCGTCGAGGTCTCGTACACCCGGCAGGCTCAGGGCAACCAGGGCAACTACGGCACCACGCTCCGCGGGCAGTCCCCGGTCGTGGACGAGATGCGCTGGCAGCTCGATCAGCAGCTCAAGCAGATCGCCCGCGACGTGGAGCTCGGGTTCCTGACTGGCACCTTCGCGGAGCCTGTCAACAACCTCTCTCCTCGGAAGACCCGCGGCCTGTTCGAGGCCATCACGACCAACGTCCGCGACATGAAGGGCAAGACCCCGAACCGCGACGACTTCGACGCGCTCTTCCAGGTCGCCTACGAGAACGGCGGCATCCAGGAAGGAGAGACCCGCATCCTGCTGGTCGGTCCTGCGATGAAGCGACTCACCTCCAAGGCGTACATCCGCGACATCGGCCAGGGCTTCTACCAGCAGTCGACCACGGTCGGCGGCGTGAACCTGGCGACCTTCGAGACGGACTTCGGCAAGGCCGCCCTGATGGTCGACCGGTACATGCCACTCGGAACGGCGCTCGTCCTCTCGCTGGAAGAGCTCGCTCCTCGCATCCTGGAAGTCCCGAACAAGGGCTTCCTGTTCTGGGAGCCGCTCGCCAAGACTGGCGCGCGCGACACCTCCCAGATCTACGGCGAGATCGGCCTCGAGTACGGCAATCAGCGCAAGCACGCCAAGATGGTCGATGCTCGGACTCCGTTCGACAACATCGTCAAGGGTTCCGGTTCGGGCGCCGATCCGGTCGGCTCCTGAGGCGGTGACCAATGGCCGTCACAAAGTTCCTAGCGCGGGACCTCGCTATCGTCATCGACACCGGCGGTAGCGGGGGCTCGTTCACCCCGATCAAGGGCTTGGACACTCTGACTCACTCCCCGTCGAGCACGGATGCGGTCACGACCGACTTCGACTCGAACGGGCGCGGCGAGCACATGGTGGCCGAGCGCGGCGACACCTGGACCCTCGCGGGCTTCTTCCTCGAGGACGTCCTGAGCGGTGACCGGGATCCGGGACAGGCGGCCGTCGAGGCTCTCGGTCACGCGACCGGCCTCGACTCGCTCGGCTCGTTCACGATCACCTCTCCAGGCGGAAACACGATCAGCTTCAAGGCCTCCGCGGACGTCACCGGCCCTGGCGGGTCGAACAACGACGCTGCCAAGTGGCAGGCAGTCCTGAAGATCAGCGGAGCGATCACGTACGGCTGATCCTCAGCCGTCTCCTAGTACCTCAAGGCCCGACCGAAAGTCGGGCCTTTTGGTTTAGGATGGGGCTACGCACGGAAAGGAACGAGCAGATGCGAACAGTCATCCTGGTCCCTCGCAGGGAGGGGAAGCCGGAGCGAGACGCCACGTGGCGCTGGGTGAAGGCGTGGTGGCAGCGCGAGCTCGGCTGGGAGATCTTCGAGGGGCACGACGGCGGGAGCCTGATGTTCAACCGCTCGGCCGCCATCAACGACGCCGCCGCGAACGCGGGCGACTGGGACGCGGCCGTGATCATCGACGCCGACATGATCTGTGATCCCGTGCGGGTCCGCCAGGCCGCGGACCTCGCGCGCGCGAGCGGGAAGCTCGTCCTCCCCTACAACCACCGCCACGATCTGAGTCGCGCGATGTCGCAGCGCGTCCAGGCGGGCTACGCGGGCTCGTGGAAGCCGGGCATCGAGCGCACCCACTATGACATGTGCTCTGGGATCATCTCGCTGTCGCGCAGGCTGTGGGACCGAGTCGGCGGGTTCGACACGAAGTTCCAGGGCTGGGGCTTTGAGGACAACGCCTTCGCCGCCGCCTGCGAGACGTTCTCGGGCGCGGGAACGCATCGCATCCAGGGGGAGGCGTGGCACCTCTGGCACCCGACCTCCACCGAGCGCGGAGCCGCCATGCATCGCAACCAGGCGATCGCGGACTACTACATCGCGGCTCGCGGCAACGTCGAGGCGACGCGCGCCGTGCAGAACGGCATCCCGCAGGTCCTCGGCCAGCAGCGCATCCCTCGCATCCTCCACCGCGTCGTGCCGCAGCGAGTCGATCCGGTCGCCGAACGCTACTGGGCGAAGTTCAAGGAGCTTCATCCTCGCTGGGTGCTGAAGACGTGGCGCGATCCCATCGACCCGCGCGAGTTCCCGCTCACCTCCCCGAAGTGGGGGCAGGCGGAGAGCGGCGCGCAGCTCGCCGACCTCGTGCGCCTCGAGGCCGTCCTCAACTACGGCGGGGTCTACGTGGACGAGGACGTGCAGCCGTTCCGCGCCCTCGATCCTCTCCTCCAGGTGACGGCCTTCGCGGCCTGGGAAGACGCGCGCGTCGTTCCCAACGCCGTGTTCGGCGCAACGCCGTGGCACCCCGCCATGCAGGAGTGGATGAACGCCATGCTGGCGAAGGTTCCGGGGCCGACCTGGGACGCGAGCGTGGGCACGATGACCGCGATCCTCCCGGGGAGGAGCGACGTCCTCCTGCTCCCTCCCGAGGCGTTCTACCCCGTCCACTACAAGGATCCGGAACGTGCCTCCAAGATGTCGACGTTCGACTCGGCGAAGCACCCGGCGACGTTCGTCATGCATCGCTATGCCGGCTCCTGGCTGAAGAAGACCGCGAAGTGAAGATAGACGCCCTCGCGATGGAGCGGCACCACGCCGAGCACATCGTTCCGGTCCTCTCCGCGCTGCCTAGCGCATCGAGAGGCGCGCTCTACCTCCCGTCGAGCGTCGCGTCTGCACTCGACGCGCGCGGGATAGAGGTCGTCTCAGGCGACCCGCTCCCGGGACCCGAGCCGCTGCTCGTGTCTGCGAGCGGCTCGATGCAGCGCGCCGCGAAGCTCGGCAGAACCAACGTGGCGATCATGGAGCACGGCGCGGGCCAGTCGTTCGGCGGCGACCGTGGCTACAACGGGGTCATCGCGTCCGAGAACCCGTCCTATGCTGGCGGCGCGGGTCGCACGGCAGGACTGTTCATCCACCCTGGAGAGCATCCCGCGGCGCGCGATCGCGCGCGCTATCCCCTCGCGCGCGTCGAGGTGGTCGGCTGCCCGAAGCTCGACTCGCTCCCGCGTCGCGTCCAGGACGGAGTACCCACCGTAGCGTTCTCCTTCCACTGGGACTCCGGGGTCGCTCCGGAGGCGGGGTCGTCGTTCATCTTCTACCGCGAGCAGCTCGCTCGCTTCGTCGTCGCTAACCCCGACATCAGGGTCCTCGGGCACGGCCACCCGAGGATCATCGAGCGACTCGCGGTGTGGTACGAGCGGAAGGGCATCGAGGTCGTCCAAGACTTCAACGAGGTCTGTCGTCGCGCGGACGTGTACGCCTGCGACGGTATGTCTACGCTGTATGAGTTCGCCTCGACCGACCGCCCGGTCGTGGTCCTCAACCACCCGTCGTTCCGACGGCATGTCGAGCACGGGCTCCGCTTCTGGAGCGCCGCGAATGTCGGCGAGAACGTCTGGGAGCCGTACGACATCACGGCCGCGGTGCAGCGCGCGCTCTCCGACCCAGACGCGACGCGCGACGCGCGCGAGGACGCGCTCGACCAGGTCTACGCCTACAGGACGGGTGCCGCCCAGCGGGCCGCGGACGCCCTGGTCTCCTGGGCGGACGGGTTACTATAGCGGCCATGGACACCTACGCGACCGAAGACGACCTTCGCGCCCGACTGAGCGCGGTCTACGAGTTCCCGGAGAACGCCGCCCAGCTCCTGCGGAAGGCCAGCGAGGTCATCGACCTCGCGACTCAGGGCAGGGCGCAGCGCGCGTGGGAAGCCCGCTGGATCTTGCAGCCGCAGAGCCCGTCTGCCGGGTACCCGGTGATGGGCGCTCAGCCTTCGCGCTACGTACTGCGGCCGCCCGCCGACCTCGTCGCTCGGTGGGTAGAGGGGATCACTGACGCCACCTGCGACCAGGTCGAGTACTGGCTCGAGGTCGGCGAGGAGCACGACGTGGTCGGGCTGACTGGCTCGATGAACGCTGGCCGAGTCCAGGTCTCCCAGCTTCCCCCGATCCTCGGCGCGCGCGCGCGTCGCTCGCTCCTCCGGGCAGGAATGCTCTGGGCCGGAGCGGCGATCGTATGAGGGTCCCGCACGAGATACTCCGCGACCGCATCACGCTCGAAGAGTTCGCTGGTCACGGCGCGCACAACGCCATATACAGCGAGCCGCGAGTCATCCGCGCGTCCTTCCAGACCACGCAGAAGCTCGTTGTCGACTCGCGCGGCGAGTCCGTCTCGGTCGATGCTCTCGTGATCATCCGACCCGAGGACGGGCCTGTCACAGTCGAGTCCAGAGTGACAGACCACGGGACTGTCTACCGTGTCGTGCGCTGCTACCCCTACCCCAACCGACGCCGCCCCTCTCAGTACGAGCTCGAGCTCGCGCGCTGGGCCAGCCTGTCGCGCGCTGCGGGGAGCGGCAACGGATCGTGACCAAGCGAACCCGCGTGAAGTGGGACATCACTCCCGCGCTGGACGCGGCGAAGGAGGGCGGGGCGGAGGGTCTCTCGCTCGGAGCGAAGATGGTCCTCGCGCTCGCCAACGAGCACGCGCCGCTCGGCTCCCCTCCGGACGACCCGCACCCAGGGCAGCTGATCGGCTCGGCGCGGACCGACTACGACGACGGCGTGGAGACGGCGTCCGTCTTCTATGATACCGTGTACGCAGCGCGAGTCCACCAGAACCCCAAGTGGAACTTCGGGAACGGTCGCGCGGGGAAGTGGCTCTACACCGCTTCCCTCAAGAGCAGGCCGCTCCTCCTCTCCGTGTTCGGGGACGCGCTGAAGGTCCACTTCAGCAAGAAGCGGAAGCTACCTGGCACCGTGATCTTCGATGACTGAGGAGCGAGATGCTGACTGATGAGATCGCCGAGTACATCGGCTCCGCAGTGGACGGGCTCGCATATAGCGACGCGACCCCAGACGGGAACGTCTTCGTGGATCGCCTCCCGCCCGACCCCGACAAGGCGGTCGGGGTGTACTCGACTGCAGGACCCGGCGCAGACTCCAAGCTCCCGTACGACCCCGCGTCTTTCCAGATTGTCATGCGAACGCGCGACGACGATGTCACGTGGGCCAGGTCGATGTGGTACAAGATCTACAGCGTCCTCCACGGCAAGCGGAACCTGACGCTCCCGGGCGGCACCTACGTCGTGTTCATCCTCGCGAACCAGTCCAGCCCGTTCAGCATCGGGAACGACGCCAACGGGAGGCCGCAGTTCAGCTGCGACTTCCGCACCGAGATCATCAACGTGACAGACGAAAGGGAACAGCTATGAGCAGGACGATCGACTTCGACGCCTTCAGGGCGGAGCGCACGGCCGCAGACCCGGTTACCGTCAGGATCGGCGGGGCGTCATACGACCTCCCGGCGTCTCTCCCCGCCTCGCTCGCGCTCGACGCCATCCGCATCAGCGACGCGCAGCTGGCCGGCGAGGACGTGAAGGAGAAGGACCTCGTCAACATCGGGACCGCGATCTTCGGCAGCATCGCGAAGTTCCGGGAAGTCCTCGAGAAGGGGCACGTCGGGATAGACGAACTCGGCGACCTCATGAAGATGATCCTCGACGCCTACACGGACGAGGTCGCACCCCCAAACCCGACGACCCAGGCGCAGACTCCTCCGACTTCTCGGTAGTCCGCGACTGGGTCTTCATCGAGTCCGACTTCCTCCGCGAGTATGGGTTAGACCTCGTCACCCAGCTCGACTCGCTGACTTGGCGCAAGTTCCTGGTCCTCCTCCGGGGCCTGTCTCCGCAGTCGGCGACTGTCACGGCGATGACGTCGCGCATCCAGTTCGGCGAGCGCGAGCACGTGAACCTCGTCTCTGACTCGACCGCGGCCCAGAAGACGTTTGAGTCGCTGTTCAGGCCGCCGGCTCCTCCCGCGTAGAATGAGCTCATGGCCCTACAAGTAGGCGAGCTCTTCGCCGCACTGACGATCGACAAGACCGCGTTCAGCAGCGGCCTGAAGGAGTCGCAGGGGGAGGCTTCCGGCTGGGGATCCAAGGTAGGCGGCGCCATCAAGGACGTTGCCAAGGTCGCCGCCGTCGCGTTCGCCGCGATCAGCACGGCCCTCATCGCCACGACTACGCACGCCGTCGACTTCGCCGAGACGTACTACGTCGCCTCCAAGCGAGTCGCCGACATCACGGGGATGGACATCGAGGCCGCGAGCCAGCTCGTGGCGATCTTCCAGCGATACGGCCTCGATGGCGACGTGGCCATCAAGACGATCGGGATGCTCGAGAAGAACGTCGGCAACCTGACGAAGACGACGAAGGCCGAGACGGCCTTCGAGAAGCAGTACGGCGTCTCTCTCCGAGACACGAGCGGCGCCGTGAAGAACGCGTCCGACCTCATCGGCGTCGGCGCTGACATCTTCACCAACAAGAGCATCCCCGCCGTCCAGAAGGCCGCCGCGGAGTCGAAGCTCTTCGGGAAGAGCTGGCAGTCGATTGTTCCCATCCTCTCGCTCGGGGCGCAGGGGATCTCGGACGCCGAGGACGAGGCCGCGAAGCTCGGAATGACGCTCACCGCGTCCAACGCGAGCGACCTCAAGAACTACAAGGCCTCGACCATCGCGATGGACGAGGCGATGGGAGGCCTGACCCTCCAGCTCGGTCTCGTCGCTGTCCCACTCTTCACACTCATCTCGACAACCCTCACCCAGAAGGTTGCGCCCGCGATCCACACCATCGTGACCGTGATCGGGAACTGGGTCAAGAACAGCGGCGCCCTGGCGGCCATCACGAAGGTCGTCACTGCGGCGATGGACACGATCTCGTCGGTGATCACCGACCTGGTTGGGAAGTTCATGGACTTCATGTCGCAGGGCGACAACATGAAGAACCTCCTGGAAGCGCTCGGCCTGATCGTCCTCGTGGCAGTCGTCCCGCCCTTCGTCGCCTGGGCCGCAGCCACGATCCTCGCTACCCTCCCGATCGTCCTCCTCGTCGCCGCGGTCTTCCTCGTCGTCAAGGCGCTGAACGACCTCGGCATCCTCCAGCCGCTGGTCACGAAGGCGACTCAGTTCTTCGGGAAGGCGCTCGAGTACATCCAGAAGACCGTCCTACCCGCCCTGATCGCGGCTTTCAACTGGTTCATCGCTAACGTGCTCCCGGCCCTTGGGAAGGCGCTCGACTGGGTCGTCAAGAACGTCATCCCGCCGTTGCGCGACTCGCTCGACTGGTTCACGACCAACGTGCTCCCGCTGCTGGCCAACGCCTTCCAGTTCATCGTTGACACGGTGCTCCCAGCGCTGGCGCAGGCCTTCGACTGGTTCGTGAAGAACGTCATCCCTCCCGTCGCGGCTATCATCGGCGACCTCGCGGACATCTTCCGGAACGCGTTCTCAATCATTCAGCAGGTCGTGCAGCTAGCGATCGCGATCATCACCAACCTGTGGCACGAGTTCGGGGACGACATCCTGAACGGTGTCAAGACAGCGTTCACGTTCGTCCAGGAGACGATCCAGAATGCTCTAACGATCGTGCAGGGCGTCTTCGACACGTTCTCCGCCCTGTTCAAGGGCGACTGGAGCGGCGTGTGGGACGGCATCAAGAAGATCTTCAGCGGTATCTGGGACGAGATCGGGTCCATCGTGAAGGGGGCATTCGGCCTCCTAAAGACTGAGCTCGACGCGTTCGGGAAAATCTTCGGCAACGCGTGGGATGCCATCTTCAGCGGCATCAAGGGCGGGATCAGCATCGTGTGGGATGCGATCGTCGCTCTCATCAAGGCGCCGATCAACCTCATAATCGGGATGGTCGACACCCTCATCGACGCGCTCGACTCCATCCAGATCCACACGCCCCACATGAGCATCCCGAACCCGCTCGGCGGGAACATCGACATGCCGTCGTTCGACTGGAACGGCTTCGACATCAGGAAGATCAAGATGCTCGAGGCGGGCGGCGGCGCGAGCGGCTGGACGCTCATGGGAGAGCGCGGTCCCGAGCTGGCCAAGATGCCGGGCGGGTCGCAGGTATACAACGCCGCGCAGACCGCGGCGCTTCTCGGTCGCGGGGGAGGCGGCGGGGGCGTTACGATCGGCGCGATCTACGGGGTTCAGCCCGACGAGGTCGAGCGTCAGACGACGCGCGGCATTCGTCGCGCGCACCTCGCCCTCTCGCTAGCAGGTCGCTGATGAGCAGGCTCGACTACTACTCGCCCGCGGGACAAGAACTCAGCTTCCTCACCGGGAGCGGGGTTCCGATCCGCCTGCTCGAGATCTCCGGGATGGAGGGCGTGAAGGCGTCCCCGCTCGCGCTGAAGTCACCGGGCCAGCCGGGTGAGAGCGCGCTCGACCTCCTCATCCCGTCGCGCACGCTGGTCGCCACGGGGATACTGCAGGCGCGCACGAACGACGCGCTGTGGCAGCTTCGCCGGACAGTCCAGTCGATCCTCGTCGAGCAGCCGGTTCGCCCGGGCGCGACTCTCCAGCTCGGCCGCCTCCAGCTCACGCGGGACAACCAGTCGGCCGTCGAGCTCCTGTGCATCCCCACGAGCATCTCCATGCCGCGTCCCGCGGGGACAGCGGCGTTCTGCGGCATCGACGTGGAGTTCTATGCGCCGTACCCCTACTGGCAGGACGCGTATGACTCGATCCTCAACTTCAACGCTGCCGGAGGATGGCACTGGGGCGGCGGTTCCGACGTGCAGTTCCCCCTCGCGATGGCGACTAACAACATCACCCAGGACGTCCAGAACACGGGCGATGTCGACGCGCCCCTGCAGATCACGATCACGGGCGACTGCACCAACCCGGCCTTCACGAACGTGACGACCGGGGAGACTATCGCCTTGACTGGCCATCTCATCGCGGGCGACTACATCGTGATCGACACCACGTACGGCAACAAGAGCGTCACGCTCTACCACCTCGGAGTCGCGAGTAACGCGATGTCCTGGGTGAACCTGGCTACGACCACCTTCTGGTCTCTACGACCGGGTATTCAGACCGTGTCCTTCTCTGCGACGCCGAACCCGTCGGGTTACTCGAGCGCGACGTTCCGACGCCGCTACTCGGGAGTCTAGGATGAGGGCATTCCTCCTCGATCGTGACACGCTCACGCTGCTCGCCGAGATAGACGACGCGGCCTCGACCATCGTGACTACGCGGAGCTACTACGGCACAGCGACCGTCGAGCTCACGATCGGGCGACGCAAGCCGGCGGCCCCGCTGATCGTGGAGGGCAGCACGCTCCTTTACGTCCCCGGCGGGGTCCACAACCTGATCTACCTCATCGAGCGCCGGCAGGAGGACGAGGACGGGTCGAGCACGGACTTGCTCACGTTCGGCGGGCGAGGGATCGACGGAGTGGCCATATCAGACCGCCTCGTGTATCCCGCTGCAGGCCTCGCATATGACGCGCTCAGCGCGACTCACGCCGAGACCGCTATGAAGCACTACGTCGCCGCGAACGCGGGCGCGAGCGCTGCGGCAGCGCGCCAGGTTCCCAACCTCACGATCGCCGCGGACAGCGCACGCGGCACGGCACTGGACACCTCGGGTCGCTACCAGTACGTCCTCGACATGCTGATGCAGATCGGTCAGACGGTCGGGATGGGCTGGGAGATCACGTACAGCCCGACTACTAGCAAGTTCGTCTTCGACGTGATCGTGGGCGTGGATCGCACGTCGACTGTCTACCTCGACTTCGCCCTCGACTCGCTCGCCCAGTGGCATCAGCTCGACACGCTGGTAGGCAGCAAGACGGACGTCATCGTCGGCGGTCAGGGAGACGGGGTCAACCGCGACATCGCCGAGCGACCCGCCGTGCCCCCGTCTGGATGGAGCAGGCGCGAGGCATTCCTCGACGCCACGGACATCCCGATCGGGAGCACATCGCTGCTCCAGAGTCGCGGAGACGCGTTCATCGCGGCCAACGGCCAGCAGCAAGCGCTCAGCGCCGTGGTCCGTCAGTTCGGCAGCTACCAGTACGAGCGCGACTACGACCTCGGGGACATCGTCACCGTGAGGAACATCGAGCGCGACGTGAGCTATGCGGCGCGCATCATCTCAGTGAAGACGACCTACTCCGGCACTGCTGCTCCCGTGGTCGAGGCCGTTGTCGGTCGCCCGTTCCCCGGGGACCCGGGTCAGCTCGACTTCTCGGGCGGGGCGGCCGACAACGTCTCCGTCTCCTCGATCGCCAACGGCTCGGTCGCCCTCGCGAAGCTCGCCAATCCCGCGGCGCACACCGTCCTCGGGAACAACACGTCGAGCGCGGGACCCGTCGTCACGATCGCCGGCCCAGCAGCGGGAGCGGGCGCCGACATCACCGTAGACGCGACTGGAGCAGTGGGTACTGCGGACACGTTCGCGCCTGCCGCGCATGGTCACAAGCTCGCCACGTCGGCAGCTACTCCTCTTGCCAATGCTGTCGCTGGAGCCGCGGGCACGTCGGGCCACTCGCCCTCACGAGACGACCACGTGCACCCGCTGAAGGGGGCGCTGACATCTGCGCCTTCGCGTGTCTATTCAACTTCAACCCTCACGGGCCCGACAGTCCTCACGGACGTCCCTGGGCTCACTGTGACGTTCACGCCCGCAGTGGATGAGTACGTTCGCATCGATGTCGCTATGTACATCCAGACATCAGCGGCCGCTGCCGGCATCTACTACATTCTCGTAGTCGACGGGGTGGCCCAACCAGGTCAAGCTTACTTCTATCCCAACGCCGCCAACGAGCACGATAGCACGGTCAGTCGGACTTGGTGGGTCGCTCTCGCGCACGGGTCCTCGCACACTCTCAAGATACAGGCTAACAAGTACACCGTCGCCGGCGGGAAGGTCATCGCAGGTTCGGATGCGACAACTATGGACATCGCGCGCTTCGCTCAGTGAGCAGAGGATATAGGATACCCGCATGACACAACGCAGCCGCTTCTTCGACTCGTCTGCGGGCGACCGCATCTATACCTCCGATGCCTGGGCCCAGGTGGTCACGGCCATCAACACGGACGGCGTGGTCTCGGGGTCAGGCGCGGGCGCCCAGATGGGTGTCATCCAGAGCACTCCCGCGGCGATGACCGTGAAAGTCGGTCTCGGGCAGGTCCTCATCCAGGGCTACTACCTCGAGGTCTACTCGGCCGCCGAGTCCCTCTCGATCACTGCGGCGAACTCGTCCAACCCGCGCATCGATCGCATCGTCGCGCGTCGCGACCTGTCCGGGCGCACGTGCCTCCTGGCCGTCCTCACGGGCACCCCCGCGGCGACCCCCGCCGCTCCCGCGCTGACTCAGAACGCGGCCGGGATCTGGGAGATATGCCTCGCTACGGTGTACGTGGCAGCCGGCGCTACCTCGATTGTCACAGCCAGCATCACGGACACGCGCGCGTTCGCGCAGGGTCCCGATGTCGTCGCCACTCTGTCGCCCTCGGGCGGGCACAGGCACGACGGAGCGGACTCGCGTACCGTGCGCTACACCGACCTCGGCAACGTCCCGGCGGAGTTCGCGCCGACCGACCACGGGCACACGTCGAGCGGAGACGGCGGTACCCTCGCGTGGAGCACGATCACGGGGAAACCTTCCTACTACGCGCCCACTGACCACGGCCACACCGCGTCCGGCGACGGCGGAACGGTCGCCTGGTCAAGCGTCACCGGGCGGCCCTCGACCTACGCGCCGAGCGCGCACGCGACGACGCACGAGACGGGCGGGTCGGACGCGTTCACAGCCGCGAGTATCGGCGGCCACAACCGTCAGTCAGCGGGCGGCGGGTCTGCGGGGCCGAATGTCTGGGTAGGAACGTCTGACCCCGGGGGGTCCGCCTCCGAGGGCGACATCTGGATCGCGGGTTAGACCTTCGTGACTGTCTTCGGCCGCTACGGCAAGCTCACCGCTGAAATTTACTACCCGTCCTACGCTGAGAACCAGAACTGCGAGTTATTCGCAGTTCCCGTTACTGGCAAGATGACCCGCCTTGGTGCGTGGTTGGCCATCAGTACTTTCGCCGGATGGGACGGGACCCACATGCCGGCCACGCGTCTGTGCGTCTGGAATAGTTCTGGCGTCCTCCTCGCCTACTCAGATCAGTTCTGGCCGTCGTCCGCGTCCCTCGTTCGATACGAGATGGACTTGCTCTCCCAGCTTTCCGTAGCCGCCGGGCAATACGTGTACATCGGCTTCTGGACTTACAAGGCATACGATATCGGGGTCTCGTTCGGGTCTGCAACGGGCAGTACGCACTACTGGAGCGGGAATACGGGAACTGGCCCGACGAATATCTCGTCGGGAGTAGGCCACGACAACTACCAGGTGAACGCCTACGCCTACGTGACCCCTGGAGCCAGCGGGAAGGTTCGTCGTTCGGGCGCGTGGAGCGCGGTGAGCGCGAAAGTTCGCCGGTCCGGAGGGTGGGCGACTCCGTCTGGAGTTCACGTCCGGCGCGGCGGATCCTGGGTGACGCTGTGACGCCGCGCAAGACCATAGTTACGACGACGACTGACGATAATTCCGGACTGAGCGGGAGCGACGTCTTCAAGCTAATGGAGCACATCGACCTGAAGGTTGACGGCGTCAAGAGAGAGATCATGGGCGTCATAGTCGAGGGTCGCGTCGCGCACACGCACGAGCACGAGACCCAGCAGGTCGCCCAGGCTCAGATCCTCGACCCAATTCAGAAGTGGTTCGAGAAGGTCCACCGCGAGGACGAGCGCCGAGATGCCCGGATGCGTCCGCTCGTCCAGGCGGCTACCTGGGTCACTAACCACTGGATCGTCTCCGCGTCTGCCGTCGGGCTGGCGCTCGCTGGTCTCACCCATATAGGAGTAATTCGACCGTGACTGACACCTTCCACCCCCAGCTAGGACTGATCGCTCGAGATCCGGAACAGGAGGCGATGTCGCTCCCAGCGCTCGCCGATCTCGGAGCGCTCCCGACTCCTCCGGTCGAGATGCACAACATCGAACTCGTTCCTGACAAGGACATGCTCGGGAACGACGTCTGGGGAGACTGTGTCTTCGCGGCCATCGAGAATAACAGGCGCATCGCCGCCGCCGCCCTCGGAGTCCCGATCGCGCGGATGACCGCCGCGCAAGTCGTGGACGCCTACAAGAAGTTCACGGGCGCGACGACTCCTCCGGGACCGGGCGCCGTCATCCTGAAGGCGCTCGCCTGGGCTCACAAGTACGGCTGGGGCGGCAACGCGCTCCTGGCCTACGCGGACGTCCCTCGTACCGAACTCGCTTACCGCGAGGCCGTCAACGAGTTCAAGTCGATCGTCGCGGGAGTCGAGCTCAAGACCCCGCAGAAGTACCCCGCGAAGGTCTGGGCAGACCTCGGCGGAGCGAACTACGGCGGCCACGGAGTGGCCGGCGGGACCGAGATCCCGGGCTACGACTGTTTCAAGACCTGGGGCTACCTGGTCAAGGCGACCCCCAACTTCATGAACAAGCAAGGCCAGGAAGTCCTGGTCCTCGTCTGGGACTTTCAGTGGAAGACCCTGACGTACGAGCGCCAGGTTCAGCTCGCCACGGACTACCAGACGCTCACAGGGAAAGCCTGGCCTGGGCCCGCGCCCGTCGCGCCGCCGACTCCTCCCGTCCCGCCCGTTCCGCCGACTCCCACGCCGCCAGCCGCTCGCAAGACGTTCACGGTCACCACGCAGAAGACCATCCACGACGTGGCACTCGCGGTCCACGGCAATCCGCGCCTGCTCCTTCGCTGGAACCAGGGCCGCTACGGCCTCAGCGACGGCGCCGGGTCGAGCCTCTACCAGGCGGTCAAGCCCGGATGGGTGCTGTTCGTCACGGCGTCGTAGGAAGTCGCGTTGGACAGGACGGCCGATCGAGGTTAGGATCGCCTGGTCTCTGAGACCAACTCGCACCAAGGAGAAGCATGCTCAACTCTGCTGTCGTCTGGCTGCGCAACCAGTGGGTCAAGATCCCCGACTGGTTCCGCGCGGCTATCGTCTACGCGGTGACAGTAACCGTCGCCCTCGGCCAGAAGTTCACCTGGACATTCCCGGCGAGCTTCCAGGAGGCCGCCAGCGAAGTCGGCGCGTTCCTCGTGATCCTGCTCCCGGCGCTCGTCGCCGTCTTCAGGACGCGGGTGCTGCCATTCGTCGTGAACTGGTACATGGATACGTTCGGGGTCTCTGACGCTCGCGAGATCGGGTCGGCCTCGACCTACACGTCGGGTCGCGTCCAGCAGCGTACGTTCTGGTTCATCGCGCGCGACTAGACGCTCGTAGGAAGTCGCTGCAAACCGAGGGTGGACATTCGTCCGCCCTCGGTTTAGGATCTGCGCTACGCCGACCGGCGAACACAGTAAACGAACCACTCGAGAGGAACTCACCCGATGAACGACTGGCTTACCGACCTCAAGGCCCACGAACCCTGCACTGGGGGCTACCAGTGGGCACGAGACAACAACATCGCCTCTCTCGCCGAGGCGTTCGCCAAGCTCGAACGTGGCGACTGGTGGCTGTGGCTCGCCAGTGCGTATAAGGTCGAACTCGACAAGCCCCGACTCGTGACGTTCGCGGCCGACTGCGCCGAGCGCGCCCTGCCGAAGTTCGAGGACCGCTATCCCGATGACGCCCGACCCCGCAAGGCCATTGAGGCGGCCCGCGCATGTGTGACGTGTCCGTCGCCTGAGACTCGCGCCGCCGCCTACGCCGCCTCCGCCGTCGGCGCCGCCGCCTACGCCGCCGACGCCGCCGCCCGCGCCACCGACGCCGCCGACGCCGCCGCCTACGCCGCCCACGCCGCCGACGCCGCCGCCTACGCCGCCCACGCCGCCGCCTACGCCGCCGAGCGTCAGTGGCAGGCGGACCGGCTCCGTGAGCTGTTCCCCGAGCACTCACGTCGTGCCTAGCGCATCCACGGGCGCGGCGCGCGCAGAGTCGCGCGTCGCGTCGACATTCCTAGAAGGAGACCCCTCAATGGCCCAAGCACGTGAGCTATCCTCGAAGCAGGAGGCTGCGATCCGCGCGACGGCGCTCGAGGTCCAGCTCCCAGACGGGGTGACAGACGTCGCCTGCGTCTCGGAAGGAACTGTTGGCGAGCGGTTCACCAGCGGCGACTTCAAGGGAGTCGGCGGGTCAACCAAGTTCGGCGTCGCGTGGGTCGTCCGCGGGCGCGAGAAGTCAGAGCCGATCGCGCTGTACGACACCCCGCAGGAGGCGAGCGTACTCTTCGATCTCCTCACGGGACCGGAAGGAGAGCTATGGCACAGGAAGGAGCGTCGGAAGGCGCTGATCCAGGAACTCGAAGCGAAGGAGTCCGCGGAGGAGGCGGAGGCGAAGGCAACGCTGAAGGCGGCGAACGCCGGTGGCGCTGGCTCGAGTCGACCGAAGCGCTCCAGCGGGAGGCGTTCCGCTCGCCGGTAGACGCGATCCGCGCGGATGACGCGCTGGTCGCGCAGTCACTCAAGGAGAACGTCCTCGCCGCGGTCATCGAGCTCGGAGAAGTCACGCGCGAGTTCTCGTGGAAGCCGTGGGCCCACGACGGGCCGTTCGTGAACCGTGAGCGAGTCATCGAGGAGCTCGTAGACGTCGCTCACTTCATCGGCAACATGCTCGTCAACCTCGACGCGGGCGACGACGAGTGGGAGCGCGAGTACCAGCAGAAGCAGCGAACCAACCGACGGCGCCAGATCGTCGGCTACTCAGCCAGGAAAGGAGACCGGGGTTGAAGATCACGTACGAGTTCGACGGTCGTAAGACGACCGCCAGAGTAGAGGCGTCCGCGTGCGCCGGGGAGATCCTGACGCCGGGAACAATCGGCGTCGTCGGGAACGGCACGGCGACCGCCGAGCCGGGAGACGTCTTCGACTACACGGTCGGGCGGAAGATCGCTTCCGGTCGGGCCATCCAGGACTTCGGCGAGAAGCTCGAGCGACAGGGCCTCCTCGAGTCTCGCGCCGTCCCGAAGCAGAAGACTCCGCGCCCGGACTGGCAGCAGACCGCGACGTGGACTACCGCCGAGGGCGATGTCGTCCGCATCGGTCAGCTCGAAGACGAGCACCTCGTCAACATCATCAAGATGATCAGGCGCCGACCAGGAGCGGACCGCGTCCTCGCCACGCCCCTCGGGACAGCGCTCGGACTCGAAGTGACGCGCCGGTTCTTCGAGCAGCTCGACCGCGTGATCGCGGACATCTGCCGATGAAGATCTACGTCGCGGGTCCGATGACGGGCATTCCCTCCTTCAACTTCCCGGCATTCGACGCGGCCGCCGCTCAGCTCCGCGACGACGGCCACGAGGTCGTCACTCCCTCGGAGATGGACGATCCCGAAGACCGCGCGAACGCGATGGCGTCACTCGACGGCCACTACATCGGGGGCGTCTCGCGCAACAAGACGTGGGGCGACTTCCTCGCGCGCGACGTGAAGCTCCTCGCGGACGAGGGCATCGACGCCGTGCGAGTCCTCCCCGGGTGGGAGCGATCGAGCGGCGCTCGCTTCGAGACGTTCGCGGCGATCGGCCTGAAGACCCCCGTCGAGCGACTCGACGGCACGCGCGTCAGCCTGGTCCAGCTCCTGATGGCGTGGACCGGCCTCTCGCGGTCTGGACTCATCGGCCTCGTGACTGGCACGAAGCAGGCGCGTCGATGACGTGGCGTCGAAGGGGTCTCACGGGCGGGTCGACCGCCGACCTCCAGGCCGTCTCAGACGCCGTCGAGCGCGCCGATCTCCGTCGCGTGCGATCCTGCGAATGCCCGCCCGTGTGGCAGGGCATCCTGCCTCCCCCGTGTCGCGTGCATAACCCCTCGTCAGAGAGGACGATGACCACGACTACAACCTCGTTCGAGACATACGAGAGCAACCCCCTCCGGCAGCGACAGGTCACGGGCGCCGTGAAAGACAACCTCGGAAAGTCTCGAGTCGACCTCCTCCCATTCGTCGTGCTCGTCGCTGTCGGGCGCGTCCTCGGCTTCGGGGCCGCGAAGTACAAGCCGAACAACTGGCGACTCGGGCTCTCGTGGAGCGACACGATCGCGTCCGCGCTGCGCCACATCTTCGCCTTCGCAGAGGGCGAGGACATCGACTCTGAGTCGGGCCAGATGCACGTGGACAACGCGATCGCTCAGCTCATGTTCCTGAGCCACTACTGGCACACCCGTACGGGAAAGGATGACCGCTGGTCATCCCTCCCCGCCGAGGAGAAGGAGCAGTCGAAGGCATGACAGACCTCATATGGGTAGCCATTCTCTTCATCGTCATGTTCTGGGCGCTCGCCCCGAAGACGCGCCGATGAAGACGTACTCGACGCTCAGCGAGGCGTGGGTCCTCGAGCTCGCGCACACTCGGGCGTTCGGCGAGGAGTTCGCTCCTCGAGGCCAGGCGACCATCGAGACGCGGTGGTCTCAGTTCGCGATCGACCGCCCGCTCACCTTCCCGGTCCGCGCCGAGGGCCGGGAGTTCAGGAACGTCATCGGCATCCTCGAGGCGCTGTCGCTGGTCGGCCAGTTCAGCGTCCCCGAACTGTTCACTGACCGCGTTCGCAAGTTCCTTGACTTCGAGGACGCAGGCGTCTTCCACGGGTCGTACGGCGCTCGCATCGCGGGTCGGCTCGGCGACCTCGTGGACTTGCTGAAACGCGATCCCGACTCGCGCCAGGCGGTGCTCACGATCTTCGACTCGAGGTCAGACCTCGGCGCTGCCAAGCGCGACATCCCGTGCACCATCGCGATCCACTTCTTGGTCCGCGACGGGGAGCTCGAGATGCGTGTCACGATGCGCTCCAACGACCTCTGGCTGGGCACGCCGTATGACCTGCTCCAGTTCGCGGTCCTGCAGGCCAGCGTCGCGCAGGCGCTCGGTCTCGTGCCCGGGAAGTACGTCCACGCGGCCGGCTCCCTCCACCTCTACGAGCGGGACTTCGGCCCCGCCTCGAAGATAGGCGAGCCGCTCAACTACGCGGAGTTTCCGTTCCCGCTGTGGTCTCCCGACATGACGGACATCGGGATGATCAGTCAGCGCGCTCGAGACCTCGCGTTCAACCGCGTCCACCCCGATACCGCCTTCGAGCACTGGGTCCACGAGCTGGTCTGGCCCGAGGGTACCTGGTTCCCGGGGATGTCGCCGGCGTGAGACGCCTCATCATCGTGGGCGAGGCCCCAGGGAAGATCGGCATCTCGCCGACCCTCCCGGGCCTCGCCCTCACGGGCAACACGGGTCGCCACCTCGCCGACATCGCGGGGTGGCCGTTCGGCCTCTACCTGGCGCAGGTGGACAGGCGCAACCTGTTCTACGACGTTCAGCCGAAGTGGGATGTCGAGAAGGCGCGCGCCGCGGCGCGCAGGCTGGAGGCCTCCTTCTCGGGCGACAAGGTCATCCTGATGGGGACCCGAGTAGCCGAGGCGTTCGGCGCGATCGACCGCCCGCTCTACGAGTGGTGGGGAGATCACTACTGCAACTTCGCGCGTATCCCGCACACGTCCGGGCGCAACCGCGTGTGGAACGATCCCGCCGAACGAGCGCGCGCTCGTGCGTTCCTGAAGCCGCTGATATGACGCGCGTCGAAGGCGAGGACTTCGTCATCGAGTCGTCGCGCGGCAAGGAGCTCAAGCAGGCCGGCGCTCGGTGGGACCCGCGCCTCAAGGCGTGGAAGCTCGCCGCGACGAGGATGAACTGGATCATCCTCGCAGAGCTCGAGCTCGCCAACGTCTGGGACGACCCAGCGGCGCGCCCGTCTCCTCCCGAGATAACGGACGAGCGGCTGCTCCCGCACCAGCGACGAGCCGTAGAGCGCCTCGTGCAGGCGCGCCACGGCGAGCTCAAGGCGGTCTTCCCGGGAGGCGGGAAGACGTTCATCGCCGTCGCTGCAGCCGATCTCTCGGTGCCCGACGATCGCGTGGTAGTCGTCGCGCCTGCCTCCCTCCTGAAGACCTGGGAGGCCGAGATCCGGAAGTGGCAGCGAGTCCCGGGCGACGTGTACGTGGTCCAGGGGAAGCTCGACTACGATCGCGCTCGAGACGCGCGCTGGATCGTGATGTCGTGGGACAAGATGACGCGCGAGGCCGACTCCTTCGGGATCGGCTGGCCCGTCCTCGTCCTGGACGAGAGCGTGCTCGCAAAGTCGCGCGGGTCGAAGCGTTTCAAGACGCTGCAGAAGATCCGTCGCGGGTTCGCGCGCGTGTGGCTGCTCAGCGGCTCGCCGACCACGCGCTATCCAGACGACCTCTGGACTCAGCTCCACGTCATCTGGCCGCGCGCGTTCCCGTCCTACTGGCGGTTCGCCGAGCGGTACTGCACCGTCGAGGAGACGCCGTGGGCACGGATCGTGACGGGCGCTCGCGCCGGTCGCAACGCCGCCGAGGAGAACTCCGACCTCATCGACGTGGTCACCGAGGATGACGCCGGCCTCGACCTACCCGAGTACCTGTTCGAGCCGCCCGTACTGACCGACATGCGGCCGAAGCAGGCGCGCGCCTACAGGTCGATGGCCAAGGACTTCATCGCCGAGCTCGGTGACGGCACGCAGGTCGTCTCGGCCAACGAGGCCGCGAAGCTCACCCGCCTGCAGCAGATCGCATCCTGGTGGGACGGCGAGTCCGGGAAGCACGACGCGGTCGCCGACCTGATCCGATCGTTCGAGCCGCCGTACCTGATCTGGACGCACTGGAGGGACGGCGCGCAGGCTCTCCGGGACCGCCTTGAGGACATCGGAGTCGACGCGCGACTCGTGAACGGCGGTACGCGCGACCGCGACGAGGAGGAGTGGCTCGCCGCGTTCAAGGCGGGCACGCTCGAGGCGCTCGTCCTGTCGCTCGGCGTCGGGAAGTTCGGGCACACGTTCACGAAGACCCGGACGATCATCGGCGTGGATCGCACCTTCATGGCGGACGACCTCTACCAGTCGTCCTTCCGCGTTCGCCGCATCGGGCTCGAGCACCGCCCCGTCTGGGTGCCCGTGGTCGCGGCAGGGACCGTAGACGAGCTGACCGTCGGCGACAACATCGAGGCGAAGCTGACCAGCATCTCCAAGATCACGCGAGCAGACCTCGCGTCACTGCTGAAAGGGATGGGACGTTGAAAAAACACTTCTGGCTGGCGATCGACCCGGGCATCACTACGGGGTGGGCCCTCCTAGACGACGCTGGAGAGATCCAGGCCACGTCCGTCTGGGGAACGGCTGAGCTCAAGCAGTCGCTCGACATCCTGATCCGCGAGGCGCACTTCGCGGGGTACTCGCTCACGATGGTGATCGAGACGATGCCATCTGCCGGGCGCATGGGAGCGCTGGGTCAGAAACTCGAAGCCGTGAGGCGCGACATCATGTCGATCGTCGCGGAGACGTACGAGATCCCGTATGTCTCAGTCATGCCGGGCGAGTGGAAGCCGTCGAGGATCGCGAAGACGACGCGCGTGCCGTCTCGGTTCCGCGACACCCCGCTGATGGTCCATCAGAAGGACGCCGTGAAGATGGGCAGATATGTCATCGAGAAAGTCCGAAGATAACATTGGACAACGCCGCTCGAAGACGTTAGGTTTACACCATGAACGCGCACTCGACCTCAACGATTATCCCGGGATCCGATGTTCACCTGTTCGACATCGCGACCCCGGGATACCAGACGGTTCGGGTATTCGTCGGGTACGCCGACGAGGAGTCGTACATCGTGGACGAGACCGGCGAGACGGACGAGTTCAAGACGACCGACTCCCTGATCAACGAACTCCGCGCGTGCTACCACTTGACCGACGAGCAACTCGCTTCGGTCAACCTTCTCGTACAGGACTGAAAGGAGTTCTTCGGTGTTCCACGTAGACCTCGACTGGACCGACTCTGATAGCTTCGAGTCGGATGAGAGCGATCGCGTAGTCGGCGCTATGGATATGGCAGGTTTCGCGGCAGATACGTTCGGACTAACGCACGAGCTCATCGACCCGCGGGGACCGGGCGGAGGCTGGCCGATCATCAGGTTCACGGGCGAGCGCGACGCGATCGTCAAGCTCCTCCGCTACTACTTCGCCGGGTCCTCGTCCGATGCACGTCATGATGACGAGTACGAGCAGCTCATCGAGGTCGAGTCATGAGCTGGGCCACGATCGACTTCCAGAACGACCCCAACCTCGCGCGATCGACCGACTGCTACAAGCCGCCGCTCCTCGCCTACGTCGCGGACCGCGCGGAGCCGTCGTTCCGCGGCGGCGGATGGAAGATCCTCCACGCCAACGAGGCCGCGCAGGCCGTCGACATCAAGCGCGTCTCAGTCGTGAACGAGCTCGCTCAGATGGCGAAGCGCGGCACCGTCGAAATCGACAACCTCGGCGACGGAGACTATCGCGTTCGCCTCACGCCCGCGGGCCAGGCAATCATCGACGCGGGCGCCGTCAGTGCCCATCGGAACTAGGAGGAGCGATTGACGCACAAGGTACTCGCAACAAGACGGTTCATGATCTCACTCACAGGATCGACTGACGACCGTCTTGAAGCAGTCTTCAACCTCGTAATGAAGAACGATAGGAAGCACACACTGGCGATCCGGTCTGCAGAGATCGCTCTTCGAGGTAATCGAAGTACGCTCGAGATTACAGGCGAATACACTGCCAAGGGCGCGTGGGAGTCAGATCTCACCCGGCGCTTCGTTCGCGCTTGTGCGAAGATTGGATGCGGGGCGCGTGTGCGCCTTGAGTACTTTCGCTGATGCCAACTGAGTCCACGGGCCAGGAGCACCTGACCCCCGTCAAGATCAAGTCGACCTCGGCGACCGAGCGCGGCGGGTTCAGGAAGTGCCGTCGCTCCTGGTTTTTGACGGTCGTCCACAGACTCGACGCTCAGGACGGGAACGTCAACTTCTTCCTCGGGACGATCTACCACCGGGCGCTCGAGGCGTACTACCGCGCGCAGATGGCGGGCCTCCCCGACGACGATCGCGACCTCGCCGCGCTCGACGCCTACCAGGACGCCTACGACGAGTACATGGCTCGGCTCGCGAGTCAGCTCGGGGCGCTGTGGACGTACGGCGAGCAGGGCTTCCGCGAGGCCGGCGAGCTGGGCATGGAGATGCTCCAGAACTACCTCGAGCGCGAGCGACGAGACCCGCTCCTAGACCACGTAAACGCGGTGGAGTTCCGAGTCAACGTACCTGTCCCGCATCCGGTTACGGGTCGCAAGGCGGGCGTCCTGAGCGTCCAGGCGGACGCCGTCGGGACGAAGGACGGCCTCCTCTCGGTCGCGGACCACAAGACCGCGTCGAGCAACGTGTCGTCCGCGCACCTCGACCTGGACGATCAGCTAACCGCTGAGGTCTACGCCTGGTGGAAGGACTCCGGGGAGTTCCCGGAACAAGCGATCTACAACGTCTCGCTGAAGAAGGCGCCGCATGCGCCGAAGGAGCTCCAGCCCGACAAGAAGACCGGGAAGCGGAAGCTCTCGAAGGCCAAGAACCAGGTCACGACCTACGCGCTGTACCGCGGTGAGATCACGCTCCTCGGACTGGACGTGGCGGACTACACCGACTTCCTCGTGTTCCTCAAGGAGCGCGAAGAGAACGGCGAGGACGCGCTGTTCCGGCGCGAGGCGACGTTCCGCACGCCCGACCA